AAAGGGTTCTCTATCTCATATACGGCGTTGGCTCGTATGCGTGGGGAGATTCAGGAATCATGACCGCCTATGAAGAACAATCACAAATTGACGAACTTCAACGACTCCTCAAAAAAGCACAAGGAGAAGCAGCCCGAAACAAACGACGAACCGACGACCTCGTCCAAGCCATCTACCAGGCAGCCTATGAGGCGGCTAAGGGATCTGGGCGTGGACTCGCTGTCAAGCGACCTGCCGTGGATAAACGACGCAAAGGACATGAGGTTGCGTTAGTTCACGCAACCGACTGGCAGTTAGGGAAGAAGACTGCGTCGTACAACATCGCGGTGGCGGATCGTCGCATCGCAGAGTTCACCGACAAAGTCATCTCCCTCACCGACATCCAACGCAAAGACCACCCCGTTGACGAGTGCGTGTTGATGTTGGGTGGGGACATGGTGGAGGGTGGCGGGAACGTGTTTGCGTCACAGGTGTGGGAGATTGAAGCGCATCTGTTTGAGCAGTTGTTTGAGACCGCTCGACTCATTGAACGCATGGTACGCACCCTGCAAGCCAACTTCGCCAAACCCCTACGGGTGGTATGTGAGTGGGGTAATCACGGGAGGTTGGGTCGGTATGGTGACGGCACCTACGCCGGGGACAATGCTGACCGTATGGCCTACAAGATTGCCCAAGACCGATGCCACGACCTTCCCGTCATCTGGCAACATTCCGACGCCTGGTACCAACAGTTCTCCGTCGGCAACTATCGGGTACTCCTCGTCCACGGCGACGAAATCAAGAGCTTCGGTGGCAACGTCCCAGCGTTCGGCATCATGCGCAAAGTCAACGCCTGGGCATCAGGAGTCATCGGAGACTTCGACGACTGCTACATGGGGCACTACCACCAAAACATCAGCATGACCCTCGCCAACGGTGGACGAGTATTCGTGTCCGGCTCAATCGAATCAGACTCCGAATACGCAAAAGAGTTCGTGGCCGCCACAGGCAAACCATCCCAACGCCTCCACTTCATCAACCCGGAACGAGGCAGCGTCACAGCAGAGTACGTCGTATGGCTGACCTAAACGAAGCCCTCTTCGCTGTCGTCACCTGGCACGACACCCACTCCGAACCCGACTGGATGGACGTCAGCGACATCGACCAAGACCCCTACGTTGTCCGATCCGCCGGATGGCTTCTCCCCGACGCCAAAGACAACCACGTCGTGCTCATCCAAAGCATCGCCTGCGACGACGCAGTCGACAGCGTCCTCTCAATCCCCCTCGGAATGGTTGTGAAAGTCAGCATTGTGAATCGCAGCGACCTCCACTAGGGTCAACTTAGACATCACAAGGAGGTGTCCACTATGCTGAAGGACGGTCAGTCCTCTGCCTCGGCGGGCGTCAGGAGTCGACGACCCCGCACAGTTTCCTCCTTGGCTGTGCGGTTATTTACAGAAAGGGACTACCCCATGAAAGCCCTCACCATCAGCGTGATACTCGCCTGCACCGCCATCCTCGGACTCGTCCCAGCGATGGCCGTAGAAGCCCCCCAAACGCCTCCACAGCCCCCCAGAAGCGTCACCACCCTCACCCCCACCACAACCACCCCACCCCCCACCAGAAGGCCTCTGGAGGTCGCTGAAGGGCAATCATGCCCAGGTTGGATGGACGTCGCCAAGGACGCCGGGTGGCCTGAAGAGGAACTCCCGATGGTTGGAGCCGTCATCTACTTCGAGTCTCGATGCCTCAACTCGGTACGGGGAGACAACGGCATCTCGTGGACCGCATGGCAGATTCATACGAAATCGTGGTGTCGCCCCAACCGGTATTGGCCAGATGGTTATTTGCAAGCCATGCAAATAGTGACCACCTGCAAAGACCTGATGACCCCCGAGGTGTCTGCCAGGGCGGCGTTGGAGATTTGGCGGGTGGGTGGCTGGAAGCAGTGGACAACCCACAAACTTGCATCCACCACCTTGCAACCGTAATCCCCTAGCGTCGAATCTGACCCACAAGGAGGGCTCATGAAACCATCAGAAAAACTGCTACTCAACGGCATGTTCATGTTCGCATGGATAGGCCTCTGGTTGATCGGACCAGAAAACCCTGACACCCCGTACACAGGATGGCAACTTGCTATCTTCGCTGTCGTGCTCGTCGCAGGATTCATATCGGCTGTCCGTTCATGGACACAACTGCTTCAACAACGTCACGCTGACCGTCTCAAAGAAATCTTGGAGCGCCGTGACCGACGAACCAATCGCTAACTGGACAAACGAAGACAACGTCTTCATCGGCAGACACCCATCTTGGTACCGTCACGCAGCGTGCTACGGCAAATCAGGAGACTTGTTCTTTGAGGAAGGTGTACGGCGACTCGTCATTGAAGCCAAGTCGTATTGCGTCAAATGCCCCGTTCGCATCAACTGCCTTGAACACGCCATCGTCAATGAAGAGGTTGGTGTGTGGGGTGGGATGACAACAACTGAGCGGAGGCGTGAGGTGCGTCGTAGGATGAGGATTCGTGGCGCATCCCAATAAACGCAAAGGCAACCGAGCAGAGCTTCTAGTAGCCAAATGGCTACGAAAGTACGGATGGGTGAACGCTGAGCGGAGTCGTGCCGGTTGGACTGATGACCGAGGTGACATTGACGGCATCCCAGGTGTCTGCATCGAAATCAAAGCCGAGAAAAAGATTGACCTACCCGGCTACCTGAAAGAACTTGAGCGTGAGATGTCAAACGCACGAGCATGGACTGGTGCAGTCATCGTCAAACGGCGAGGATCAGAAGACGTAGATGACTGGTACGCTGTCCTCCCCGCCAAACTTTGGGCCGAGCTGCTCGCCATGCTTGACCAACCAACACCCCCACGCTAAGGTTCACCCCCTAATCCCAATAAGCCCACAACACTAAGGAGAAAACGAATGCCCGCCATCAACAACTTCACCACAGGTGAAGCACCAAAAGACCGATGGGGTCGCTACCTCATCAAAACCCGAAGCGGAAAAGAAACATCATTCCCACGAGTCACCACCATCGCCAAGAGCTTGGACGACGAAGGTGCGCTCACCGCATGGAAAGGAAGGATGACCGCCACAGGACTCGTCCAACGCAACGACCTCCTCGTCGCAGCATCAGCAGCACTCGAAGACCGAAGCGCCCTAGACCGCATCGTTCAACAAGCCATCGAAGCAGCAGGAGCATCCAGCAAAGCCAACATCGGCACCGCACTCCACTCACTCACCCAAGCACTCGACCTCGGCCAACAACCAGCAATCCTCCCAGGACTCCAAACCGACGTCAACGCCTACACCACAGGCATCACCCAACACGGCGTCATCATCGACCCACGCTTCGTTGAAGTGTTGTTGGTGAACGAAAAGTTTGAGTATGCAGGGACGGCGGATCGCATCGCCCGATTCAACAACCGCAAAAAGAAACAAATCATGGACCTGAAAACAGGTTCCATTGACTACGCCATGAACGCCATCGCAGTTCAGATGGCAATGTATGCGAATGCTGATTACATCTACGACTGGCGCACCCAAGAACACATCCCGATGCCAGACATCGACAAAACTCGTGGCGTCATCCTTCACCTCCCAGCAGGCCAAGGCACCCTCGCCCTCTACGAAGTAGACCTCGTAGCCGGATGGGAAGCAGCACAGTTGGCGATGGAAGTTCGAGCATGGCGCAAACGCAAAGACCTACACATCAAAGTCCACGCCGACACAACCCCCACCCCAGAGGTCGTCGCATCCAGCGATCTGAACCGCACCGACACCCTCACCCGAATCAAGAACCTCCCAGCCCCGGCACAAGAGTTGTTGAAGAAACATTGGCCTGCCCCAGGCGTCAAACTTCCCGACCTTGACGAAGCACAGTTAGACATCCTGATGGTGCGCCTCGACCAGTTGGAGACAGAGTTCTCAGCCCCGTTCCTCCCGAACAACGAACCAGAACTCCAACCCATCGCCACCACCACCATCAAGAAGAAGGCTCCAGCCCGAAAGCCGGTCAAGAAATGAGCGCCTCCGAAGGCAAACTCGTCCCCGAGGAAACCGTCATTATTCTGCAAGGCCGATTCAAGAAGCTCTCCGACAAGCATCGACGCATCATCCTTGACATCGCTGAGGAAGCCCACGGCTCCATCAGCATGAACCCACCAACCGAACGACGAATCGGCATCGCCAGAATCCTGCTCGAAATCGCTGAGCAGGACGACGTGATAGATAAGGATCTTGTGCGTAGCATCTGCGAACTGCGCACAGGTAAGAAATACAACACCGCAGGAGAAGCCCTGGCAGACCTGTCATGGGTTGACGCCGAACGAGTTTGGTCGTCATTCCAAGACATCTATGCGAATCGGGTGCAACTCGAATACATCCCAATAAGCAACCACTACATCATCAAGGAGAAAACTCATGGATGAGTTCATGGAATCAACATCAGGCGGCCCCAAACTGCCTGCACTCAAATTCGCCAAAGTCGGCGACACCCACACAGGGGTCGTCACAGAGGTAACCAAACTGCAAGACAAAGACCCGGCAGGCAACGTCAAAACATATGACAACGGTGATCCACGCTGGGTGTTCGTCTTCACCCTCGACACCCCAACCGGTGCATCAAACCTGTGGGTACGAGGACAGATGGTCAAAGCCATCAGAGAAGCAGCCGAAAAAGCGTCAGTCAAAACGCTCGTCGGTTCCACCCTCAGCGTCCGCTACACAGGCGACGGCGAAAAGAAATCGGCTGCATTCAACGCACCCAAGCTCTACGCCGCCAAAGTCGAACCAGCAAAGAACGACGCCTCGGCGGAAATGTGGTGAGCCTCATCGCCCCACTCTCTGCTGGGGCGTTGATGCTGGTCGTTCTCTGGCTTGCCCTGCGTAGGTCAGAGAACGACCACCACAATCCGTAGTCCTCGTGACCGGGGCAGGTTTTTCCCTTCCCCTTTTCCTGTCCCGGTCACACCCCACTAGAAAGTTGCCATGACAAAACAAGAGATACGAGACGCCATCAACTTCCTGCGACGAGTGTTCGTCGGCCAAGGAGACGTAGATCGCCTCGAAGCAGTCATCAAAGCCCTAGAAACCGAACTCGCAAGGAGAAACAAAAAATGAGCTACGACCTGGACGCCCTACGACAAATGAACGAGGAGGCACAGATACGCATCAGCGAACTCTCCACCGCCCTCGCCACCATCACCGAACAACGAGACAACCTCCAAGACTCACTTGATGCAGCCATCAACGAAATGGATGCACACAAAACCCACATCCACCACCTCACCACCACCATCGAACGCCTCCGACTTCACATCCAACAAGGAGTTGAACTGTGAACCACGACTACACCAAACCCGACAGCAACGGTGCAGACATCCTCACCGAAGCCCACAACCTCATCACCGGACCACGCCAACAGGCCTACTCACACCCATTTGACGACTATTGGAAAGTCACCCAACTGTTCCACAACATGACCGGCATCCAACTCTCCATCAAACAAGCCATCACCTTCATGATCTGCGTCAAACTCGCACGCATCGCCACCAACGACCAACACGGACGCTGGCACCGAGACTCCGTCGTCGACGCAGCCGGATACCTCGGCTGCCTCAGCATGGTCCACGAACACATCCAACAGAAACGTGAAGACGCCGTCACCCGATTCAAGGAGAACTCGTGAACATCGCCGACCCCAAATTCGCCACCGTCCTCGCCGACCAAGACGGCCACTCACGCTGGATCGGACACATCGACGCCACCGACATCATGAACGCCTACCGCACCGCAGGCATCCACCTGCTCGTCACCCTCAACCCAGAAGGCGACGTCACCGTCGCATTCAAGCCAGGGCGACACTGGCAAACCACATGGTCGCCACCAATAACCTTGGAACGCAAATGAACACACTTGACCCGATCCGACCCTGCGGATGCACCCCACTCCCCACCCATCCACAATGCGAAGATGGCGATGACGAAGAAGACTGACCCCATCGAGCACTACTTGAACAGCACCGGGGCAGGCTGGTGCATCAAATATGTGCTCATCGCCGTCGTTGAAGACGAAGACTCCGACCAATCGTTCTACATACAATGCTTAGAAAACCAGACAGCAGCCGAAACCATCGGCCTCTGCGAAGCTGTCTCGCACATACAGAAAGCCAAGATTGCAAAAGCATGGATGGACAGAGAAGCCGAAGAAGAGTGACCCGTTGGCACTGCCCTCGATGCCCCAACCACATCACCCTCCACATCACCCCCACCACACCCCCCACATGCACCCGCCACAACCCACCCCACCCCATGAACCCCGGTAACACACCATGACACACCGACGCAGCCGACCCAAACACCACTGGTGCTTCCCCACCCACAACCTCATCAACCACTTCCCACCCGGCACCAACACCCACACCATCGCCAAAACACTCGGCACCACCACCACCACTATCCACCGATGGAAAAACCACAACATCAACCTCACCCCCTACCAAGCCGACCACTACGCCATCAAACTCGGCGAACACCCCAGCATGATCTGGACCAACTGGTTCGACCTACCCGAAAACCAACCCACAACACAAGGAGACAACAATGCTGCTCAAAGGTGACTGCCGACAACAACTCGCCACACTCCCCGACAACTCAGTCCACGCCATCATCACCGACCCACCCTACGAACTCGGCTTCATGGGCAAAACCTGGGACTCCACCGGCATCGCCTACAACCTCGAAGTCTGGACACAATGCCTACGAGTCCTCAAACCAGGCGGACACCTCCTCGCCTTCGGCGGATCACGCACCTACCACCGCTTAGCTTGCGCCATCGAAGACGCAGGATTCGAGATACGAGACCAAATCATGTGGGTCTACGGCTCCGGCTTCCCCAAATCACTCGACGTCTCCAAAGCCATCGACAAGGCCGCTGGAGTTGAACGAGAGGTCGTTGGTATTCGCACTCTGTCTGGTACAGCAGCAAGCACTAATCCTGCGACTGGCACCTTGGACGGCAGTTCTGGCGTAGGAGCCAAGAAGGATGTTCCGATGACTTCGCCCTCAACGGATGGGGCGAAACAATGGGACGGATGGGGCACCGCACTCAAACCCGCCCACGAACCCATCGTCCTTGCCCGCAAACCACTCAACGGCACCGTCGCCAACAACGTCCTCACACACGGCGTCGGCGCACTCAACATCGACGAGTCTCGCATTACTTCAACCGACAATTTCGATGGACTCAAAGGCAGACCTATTCAGAAACTTGCCACACGCAGACACGGCGAAACAGAAGAAGAATACGATTTGCGAATACATGAATCACCAAGCCAACAGCAAGCACTAGAAAAGCTCAAAACATTGGGTCGTTGGCCTGCGAACTTCATCCACGACGGCTCCGACGAAGTCCTCCAACTCTTCCCCGAAGTCAAAGGTCAGGTTGGCATGAAGAAAACTGTTGGCGGTCACAGATTCATTGAAGGCGACTTAGAGACAGTTCAACAATTCAACTACGGGCGACAAGACAGTGGTTCGGCTGCCCGGTTCTTCTACTGCGCCAAAGCATCACGCACCGAACGCAACACCGGACTCGACCACCTACCCGAAGTGCGCCACTCTGACCGCCCATCCGACAACCTTCCCGGCGGCGACAACCCACGCAACCGCACCAACACCCCACAAACCAACTTCCACCCCACCGTCAAACCGTTAGCCCTCATCCACTACCTCATCAAACTCATCACCCCACCAGGCGGAACCATCCTCGACCCATTCCTCGGCTCAGGCACCACCGCCGTCGCCGCCACACAACTCGGCCACCCATGGATCGGCTGCGAATTGACCGAAGACTACTGGCCAATCATCCAAGCCCGAGTCACGCACGCCACCCAACTAACCTAAACACACCCCGCCCCACAACACCCCAAGGACACCCGCCAATGACCATCCTCGACCACGCCCTCCTCTACGCCCGACGAGGCATCCGAATCATCCCCATCGCACCAGGCGAAAAATACCCGGCAGGAATCGAAGCATGGCAAACCATAGCCACCAGCAACGAAACCACCATCACCGAATGGTTCACCACCACCTACAAAAACTGGGGCGTCGGCATCTGCACAGGCCGAGCAGGCACCAGACAAATCTTCGTCCTCGACATTGACGAACACAACCCACAACAATCAGGCTCAGACACACTCAACGACCTAGAAACAGAACACGGCAAACTCCCCGACACCGTCACCGTCCTCACCCCCACCGGCGGCAAACACCTCTACTTCACCACACCCATCCCCATCCGCAACGACGCAGGCAAACGCCTCGGCCCAGGACTTGACATCAGAGGCGACGGCGGCCAAGTCCTCGCCCCACCCACCATCCACCCCAACGGCAAACCATACACCTTCGAAGACGGCTACAGCATCACCGACATGAAACCAGCCGACGCCCCCGAATGGCTCATCAAACGATTGACAGCCGAACCCAAAATAGATCGCACACGCCCAGCAGACGGCGACATCTTCCTCACCGACCCCAACTCACCCTCCACCCGATACAACAACCAACACCACTGGAACACCATCCTCACCCAAGACGGCTGGACCTACATCTACCAAGGCCAAGACGGCACCGAATACTGGCGACGACCAGGCAAAACCACCGGCATCTCCGCCAGCCTCAACCACAACAACAACGACGCCCTCATCGTCTTCAGCAGCAACGCACCCGTCCCCGA